TCGTTGCATCAGTTTATTCATCGCCTCCAGAAGCAGTGATTCCGCCGGCTTGCGTAATCGTTCCCGATTCGCCTTACTTGGAAACGACAACAATCGGCAAATCTGCGGTGCGCGTGAAAATCAACTTCGTGGTTACTGCGGCCGTTGCATACAACAACACGGCCGGAGCACTTGACAATCTTGAGCAGCTTATTATCAGCATCATCGCAGCAATGCCAGCAGGATATGAAGTCGGAGACGTTCAACAACCGACAATCCAGCAGGTCGGCGCGACCAACCTACTAGTGGCGGATCTCGCGGTCAGCACTTACTACACACAACAGACAATCTAAGGAGCAATCATGGCAACAACTATCGTCACCGGTCGCGACATAACCTTCACCTTGAATTCAGTGAATTATGACGCGCAGACAACTGCGGTCACTCTGGTCAATGCGCCAGTGATCACTACATATCAGACACTCGACGGCAAGGCATACAAGCACATCGATGATCAGTGGACACTCAACATTTCACTTCTTGCAGACTGGGGCGCGACCTCATCACTTTTCGAAGCGATGTGGACTGCATTCCAGGCTCCAAATACTGCGCTTTCATTTACTCTCGTATCTGCAACAGGCGCATCATTTGCCGGAACAGTCTTTCCAGTGGCTCCAACTGCTGGCGGCACTGCTCCAGATGCTCAGACAGATACCTGGGCGATGCTATGCGCCACAACACCAGTTCTCACAATCACTTGATCTGACCAATAGAAACGGGAGCACGAAATGCGACTACCAATCACAATCGAATACACAAATGGCGAGTTCGGCACTTACACTGCACAACCGCCAGAGTGGGCTAAATGGGAACAAAAGACAGGCAGCACAATTTCGCAAGCGCAGGAGAAGATCGGAATCTCTGATCTTCTCTTCCTTGCGTGGAATGCGATGAAGCGTGAAGCCGGTGGCAAGCCAATCAAAGGCTATGAAATCTGGTGTGAAACAGTGGCCGATGTGACAGTCGGTGACGTTCTCCCAAAAGTTACGCCGCCGGAAGCGTAAATCGCATACTCGTCGAACTAGCAATAGCGACGGGAATTCCGATGAGCGAATGGACGACGGCGGAGCAGATTTATACGGCTTTCGAGATATTGGAGAAACGGAATGGCGTTTAAGGCGACGAAAGGTCAAGGAACCTTTCGCATTGAAGTCGAGCCTTATGCGCTAAAGAATCTCATATCGACACTTAATCTTTTAGACAAAGAAACGCAAGGTCGAGTCCGAGATGCAGCTCAACCGCTATCTAAACGACTAGCTGGCCAAATTATGATGTTCGGACATGGCTCACCTACTCCACAGACAAAGCTTGTCTTGCAATCGATTGTCACTCCACGCGATCGATTGATTCGCGTTGATATTGGTGGTTCAAAGAAAGTCGGTCGCGCCTATGGTGGACGACCAAGTAAAAGCGGCAAAGGCGCAAAGGTCGGACGCACTCAAGCTCCAGCCGGCGCACTTCTTTGGGGCTCAGAATATGGATCGCGTCCTGGCATTGATAGAGCAGGGCGCAAATACACAAACCGATTTAAGGTTCCATATAATCGCGAAGGATATTGGTTGAATAAAAGCGTGGACTTCTACACTCCAGTCGTTGCGCAGGAGTATATTTCAATCGTTACGGGAATCATTAACGATTTGGGGCTCAAATAATGGCAGGCATTCCAAAGGTCAAGATTACCTTCGATGCTGACTTTGATGATCTTAAAAAAGGCATACAAGGCTCACAGGCAGAAGTAGAAACATTTGCCGACAAGGTAGGAGATTTCGGTAAAAAAGCATCAATCGCTTTCGCGGCTGCTGCTGCTGCTGCGGCTGCCTATGCAGTCACGTTGGCAGTCGATGGAGTCAAGGCGGCGATTGAAGATGAAGCAGCGCAGGTCAAACTAGCCAACGCGCTTCGAAATGCAACAGGTGCAACCGAAGCACAAATCAAGGCGACCGAAAATCAGATTCTCAAAATGTCTCTGGCAACGGGTGTGTCGGACGAAAAGTTACGTCCGGCCTTGCAGCGCATCGCGCTCTCCACTGGAGATTTGAGTAAGGCTCAGGATCTTCTTTCCGTTGCACTTGACGTTTCAACATCAACGGGCAAGCCACTCGAAGCCGTGGCTAATGCAATTGGTAAAGCATACGATGGAAATACTGCTGCACTTGGAAAACTAGGAATCGGATTATCTTCTGCTGAATTAAAAACGATGTCATTCACGGACGTCCAGTCAAAACTCACGGATCTCTTCGGTGGCGCAGCTGCGGCAAATGCTGAAACATACGCTGGACGCCTAGAGCGATTGAAAGTCACATTCGATGAAGCAAAAGAGACTATCGGATACAAATTGCTTCCAATCATTCAGCAGCTAGTAGAATTCATCGTTAATAAAGTAGTTCCGGCTCTTGGTTCATTCGCGGACTTCTTTAAGCCAATCACTGACGCAATTGAAAAAAACAAAGAAACGTTTATGACGTTCATTGATTTCATTCAGAAATATGTCGTGCCGGTTCTGGTCACAGTATTGGGCGGGGCGTTCAAGGTCGTTGGCGAAATCGCCGGAGGAATCATCAACGTGATTGGTGCAGTCATTTCCGGATTGAATGCATTGATTTCTGGAGCCGTTGCTGGAATCAATGCTTTAATTCGTGTCTATAACTCAATTCCGTTCTTGCCTAACGTCTCACAGATTTCGGCTCCATCAATTAGCGTTCCAAATGTGACCATTCCTAAGACTGCAACGCCATCATTGACAGTGCCAACGATTTCCGTTCCAACAGTTACCACTTCAACCGGAACAGGATCTACAACATCAACGGGCGGAGTATCTTCTGCGGTTTCAGGTGCGGCAATTGCAAGCGTGGCCGGAGGCGGATTTACCGATTCACAGAATGCGGCTCGTTTAGCTGCTCAATCGGCTGCGTCTCCAACAATCAACGTCACAGTCAATGGAGCAATTGATTCCGAAGGTACGGCTCGCACAATTGTGAACACTCTCAATGATTCCTTCTATCGTGGCACTGGCGGAGCCGGCGCACTCCAGGCAATCTGATGACACAGTGGGCGCCAGTCTGGAAAGTGTTGATCAACGCGGTTGAATACACCGACGTCATTCTTGCCAATCTTTCAATTTCATCGGGTCGCACAAATATCTACACACAGGCTCAAGCCGGCTATTGCACAATCAATCTCATCAATCTTGATCTTGGAGCTATAACGACCGAAATCAATGACACAGTTACAATCCAGGTCAAAGATACATCTGGGGCATTTGTGTCAATTTTCGGTGGTTCGGTCGTGGACGTCTCGGTAACAGTCTCGCAGGTCGGTTCAGTAGCAATCACTCAGGAGATAACAATCACGGCTCTCGGAGCCTTAGCACGGCTTCAAAAGGCCTTAACCGATGGCGTGCTCTCAATCGATTATGACGGCGACCAGATTTACACAATCCTTGAGGATTTACTGGTCAATAATTGGTCAGAGGTTCCAGCAGCTCTTACCTGGGCGACTTACGTGCCCGCGACTGAGACTTGGGCTGATGCTCAAAATACTGGCCTGGGAGAGATAGATCGTCCGGGCAATTATGAACTGGCCAATCGCGGATCTAGTCAGACAATCACCTGGAATCTTGTGGCCGACCTTGCAACTTCTGGACTTGGTTATATTTACGAGAATGCTCAAGGCCAAATTTCTTATGCAGATTCCACACATCGTTCGACTTATCTGGCTACTTACGGATACACCGAACTCGATGCCAATCAGGCTTTAGGGCGTGGAATCAAAATTCAAACTAAGGCCGGAGATATTCGCAACGATGTCTCTATCGTCTGGAAGTCTGGCACTGAAACGGCGACCGATGCAGCTTCTATCGCACTTTATGGAAAACTAGCGCAACAGATTACGACGTCGCTGGAACACGCGGCCGACGCAAGCGACCAAGCCGATTTCTATTTGACCCTCAGAGCTCAGCCACAGGCATTCCTAGAATCCATCACATTCGCATTGACCAATCCAGAACTCGATGATACAGATCGTGACGCTCTTATCAATGTGTTTATGGGTCAGCCGATTTCACTAGCTAATCTTCCGGCCAATATGCAATCCGGAAACTTCTTGGGCTTCGTTGAAGGCTGGCGATTCCAGGCTTCTTACAATGAACTCGCAGTGACTCTTCTTGTCTCGCCACTGCCATTTTCACTTCAGGCGATGGAATGGCAAGATGTAAGTGTCGCCGAAACATTCAACACACTATCTGGCACACTTGACTATGCAGACGCGTTAGTCGTGAATTAAGGAGAAACGATGGCAAATCCAACAACAAACTTCGGCTGGGTGATGCCGACCAGTACATCTCTGGTCACGAATCTTCCGGCTGATTTCAACACATTCGGCCAGGGCGTTGATACGTCAATGGCGCAGCTGAAAGGCGGCACAACTGGTCAAATCTTGTCTAAGACAAGTGCGACCGACATGGCGTTCACTTGGATCACGAACGACGTCGGAGACATAACTGCCGTCACTGCTGGCACTGGAATCTCTGGCGGAGGCACTTCTGGAGCCGTGACAATTACAAACTCAATGGCCACTGCAATCACAACTGCTGGTGACTTAATCAAAGGCACTGGTTCAGGAACTTTTGACCGTCTTGGAATTGGTTCGACTGGTCAAGTATTGACCGTTGCGGCTGGTGCGCCAAGTTGGGCTACACCTGCAACATCATCTAGCGCGATGACTTTAATTAGTCGCACAACTTTTAGCGGTGTTGCAAGTCAAACTTTTGACGGTGTTTTTACAACAACATATGAAAATTACATTGTGTATTTTAATTCAATGTCTGCTGCAACTAGCGCAGATGACCCATATCTTGCTTTACGGTATGCCGCAACAGATGTTGCTGGCACAGTTTATTTTAACAGAATGGCAATGAGCTCAGGTTCATCAACTGTTACAGGTTCAGCACAATCTGGGGCTGATTTTATTAATATGGCTGCAGCAACTGGGTCCTCCGCAGAGCCAGGTTATGGCGTTATGTATTTTGGAAATGTTGGAAATGTCGCAAACAAGGGCAACGGCTGGGGGCAATGGAACGACGGCGCCAACGGTCAAGCAAGTTGGTTTAATGGTTCTTTTGCTTCGGGCGCAGGAGCAAATAAAATCTGCACCGGCTTTAAGGTTTATTCATCATCATCAAATGTAAGTGGAACAGTTACTATCTACGGATTGGCAAAATCATAATGACAACATTAAAAGAAATGATTGAAGTAATTAGAGCAGAAAATCCTAATGGCTTGAGAATTGGTGATGAAGAAAATGGTTACACTAATCTGATGGCTGATGAATATGAAGCGCAGATAGCACAATGGGCTCAAGGTAGATTAGACAAAGAAGCCAAACTAGCCGAAGCGGAATCAGTCGCACAGGCTAAACTAGATGCGGTAGATAAACTTACTGCTCTTGGAATTGACCCAAAGGCACTTGGTTTAGTTATTGAAGAAAAGCCTCTAAAGAAATAGTGGAACACTTGATTAAGATGTATCCGGACGGCACTGCTGCACGGATTATCGAAGTCGCACTAGCAGAAATCGGCACAGTCGAGACTGGCGAGAATCTGACCAAGTACGGCAAATTCACAAAGGCCGACGGATTGCCGTGGTGTGGATCTTTCGTCAATTGGTGTTTCGACCAGGCAAAAGTCAAGATTCCATCAATGGTTTCAACGGCTGCTGGTGCTCATAAGATGAAAGAGCTTGGACGTTGGATTGACGATAAGCCACAGCTGGGAG